ACAACTGCAAACGATACAAGAGATAGTAAACTTTAGTATTGATGCAGTAGATGCAATTGATGCTGATTATCAAATCAGTCTACAGCAGAACAGAATGTTCACTAAGTTGTGGATTCAGGAGAATATTTGGACGACTAATTGAGAAGTGTAGGGCAAGCAGTCTGATAACAAAGCCATTCATCATCAGTTGAGAGTAAATCTTATGGACAAAGATACGCCTGCCCTACTGTCTATTTATATTCAGTAACTAACATAGTTATAAATACTTTTAAGGACAAGACAATGACAATACAAAAACAAATTACCGATATTCCAATTGACCCCAACAGTACGCCAACCAACATAAAGGTTACGCCAATTAACATCATTCTTCCTCAGCGTTTGCCGCAGCGTGATGATAATGTTTGGTTGACTAGCCCAGTAAAGACTACGCCACAATGATTACTCACGCACCCACACGCTACACAAGTACCTTTTACTTTTACGAGAACGATTACATCATCGGTGCCAGCATTAAGATGTATGGTGAATACACTCAAGTGGAAGTTGACTTACTAAAGAATTACATTAACTCTACCTCTGTTGTATACGACATTGGTGGCAATATAGGATACCACACTGTTGCTTTCGCCTCAATGGCAAAGGAAGTACACAGTTTTGAACCAAATGACCGTAACTACCTGCTATTAGAGAAAAATACACAGCAACTTAATAACGTTAAGTTATATCACTGTGCCTGTAGCAACGTAGTGGGCGAAGCATTCATCAGTGATTATGATACCACTCAACCTGGTAACTATGGTGAATGTATGATGAGCGATACTGGTCAACCCTGCAAAACAGTTCGGCTAGACGACTTAGACTTACCGGCACCAGATGTCATTAAGATTGATGTTGAGGGTCACGAACTCAAAGTCTTCCAGGGCGCTTACAATATAATCAGCAAACATCGCCCAGTGATATTCTATGAGTCAATGCACGGCACTGGCTTTGATTTGATATATGATACCTTAACAACACTTGGGTATACCATCTATTACTTCCCTGCAAAGAACTACAATCCAAACAACTTTAACAACAATACTCAGAATGTATTCGGTGGCGGCGGCGTAATCAATTGCATCGCATTGCCTGCACATCACGGGAAGATTGCCGGGCTACCCGAAATGTGTGACAGAACAGACAACTATAACATTGCTTTAGGACGATTTATAAAGGCTAAAGAGAAACAATGAAGAAAGAAGTACGCTGGACCCGTTGGCATCGTTATGCTGACAATGGTGACAAGCAAATCAAACGCTTTGAGAACCATGAAGACCCCTCAACTATTGTAGAAGAGGGTCATACCTCGTGGGTGCGTGGTACAGGTAAACTAAGTAGTGAGCATTATAACAATGTTGTCACCGCTATTCGTGCAGTATGTCAAGGTGTACCCAAGACTGATGAACACAAACAGAAGATGCGTGAAGCAAAGTTAGGTGTACCGAAGACAGAAGAACATAAGAAGAACATGTCACTAGCCTGGGAAAGACGCAGGGAGAATGGCATGGGTCATAACTCAGAAGAAAGCAAATTAAAGCAAAGCCAAAGCCGTAAAGCAGCGAACCAGAATGTTTATCACAAGGCTATGGCACAGTTAGAACAAATGAAAAAACAAGGGTCAATGTAATGGAACGAGTAGTTAACTTTCACGATGGAGAAGACGATAACATCTATGTAGAAACAGATGATTTGATTATGTACTACATGTCAACAGAACTTTGGGACACAGTAGAGATACCAGACAATGTTAAAGACAATCCAATCATGAAGGCAACTTACTTAATACATTACACAGACCATTTCCAAACAATGCTAGGAGATAACTAATGAAGATAACAGAAACTATTGAACGCATTACAATTAAGATGTTACAAAAGACCATAGACTTGCAGAAGAAACAAATCAAAACACACAAGGAACAAGTCAAGCGTCATGAAAGACTAATGAAGCAGTTAATGCGAGAGTTAGGTTATCCTTCATGGAAGATATCCGCAATGATATTGGCCAACTATAAAGACCATGATGAGGGAAATATTTCAAAGAAAAAGTAATTATTGGAAGATAATAATGTTTGGTTGCCAATACTGTGAAAGAACATTTAAGACTGAAAAGTATTGCTCTAAACATGAAGATGAATGTAAAGAAATAAATACATTAAAGAAACGCACAGCGGAGGACAACATGCTTATTCAACGTATTACTAAAGGTAACCAATCATTCTTCCGTAAAGGTCAAAACGGTACACTTTATAAGACAAGAGAAGAAGCAGAGTCAAGCGGTAAGAAAGAAGGCGCTGATGGTAAGCCATGTTGGGAAGGCTATCGTTATGCAGGTACCAAGAATGGTACAGACAAATGTGTTAAAGTAAAAGGAAACTAATATGCCAGTTCAAAGAATTGTAAGAGGCGGCGAAACGTTTTATCGCTGGGGCGAATCAGGAAAAGAATATCGCAATCGTGCAGATGCAGAAGCACAGGGTCGTGCAGCATATGCAAATGGTTATAGAGAACCAATGCAGACTAAAGACCAAAACGCTGAAAGAGCGGGTCGTGAAGTTACAAAAGATTTAGAATATGATATGGGCAATCGTGGTAGAGATGATGCTAAGGCTGAAAGAGCCGGTCGTCGTGTCACCAAAGACATTGAATATGATATGAAACGTAGACGTAGATAAGGACTATTATGACTGAACAAGTGAACGAGGGTATTGATTATACCTACAAACTAATGAAAGGTGGCGATGGGCATTTGTATGTTTCTATTCAGCCACTTATGAAAGACATTGCTACAAGTGTTTCTACAATGCACGGTATGGACATTAGCCATTTAAGTGATGAACAACAGCGTGTGTTTGACCTTAAGATGTTGGGACTTACAACAGTGTATGAGTTCTTAGGTGCATTCATTACTGAGCAACAGTTGAAAGACGCTGCTGCTGACCTTAACCTAAAGGGCAATGTTCCGTTAAACGTAGGTACATTACAATGAGCGATAAACGATTAAGAGGGTTGATTGACCGCCCAATGAGCGTAAGTCACATTGCTAACTTCAACAAGATGGTAACTGAACTGTCACCGTACATGACTGACATTGAGATTGATAAGTGCGTTGAGCATATGTTCATCTTAGAACATTCAGTGAACGATAGCAACCCATCAGTAGCAGACTGTAAGACACAGTTGCAGTTGATGCTAGGTAGTGAACGCTTCCTTGATATTTGTAAAGCATGGAATGCAAAGAATCAGAAATGGTTAACAGTATTCGGTAAGTTGAAGTACAAGAAGATTGATGACGGTAGTTATTGGGATGGATTAGACCCAGAAGATAACGCTGATGAATATGAAAAGGTGTACATATGATTAAAGAAGAAGATTGCTGCGACAATTGCGAAGAAGGCATTGAGCCTTGCTGCGATGAAGAACTTGCAGAACACATTGAGGAACAACTCAACGAACAGATTGAGCCTGAACAGCCTACTGAGTTTGTTCCTGAAGTAAAGGCAAAGAATAGATTAGCAGAAGATTTGGCAAAGCATTTGTGTTGCCAGAACAAGTTCTACATTATTGTTAATGTAATGAATACACTTAACGAAAAGGAACTTACAAAGTTGCGTGATGACTTGCGTAAGTTTACTAAAATTAATCAGTTACATCCGCGATTGGAAAGTAAGTTTAGACATGCGCTTGCCAAGTTTAACTGAGATTAGATTCCTACTTCCAGAGTTCATTATCGGACTACTGATTGGATTAGGATTAGGAGTAATACTATGAGTAAAGTAAATGGCGGTAGACGCCCAGGTGCTGGTAGACCTAAAGGGTCAACGAGCAAACTAACTGCTGAGAAGGTACTTGATTCAATCAAGAAGACCTGCGGTAAACCCTTTGAAGAACTATTAGCAGAAGGTTATGCGTTGACTATTCTTGCGGCTGATATGCCAGCAAGACAGAACTATGAGAAGATGATATTAGGCAAAGTCATTGCTGAGAAGCATGAGATTGACCACACTACATTGGGTCAAGCGATGACTAATGTGTTCTCGTTCCCAACTAAAGAACTCCCTGAATGGGAACAAAAGAAAGAATTACCAGTAAAGTTTACTACAGCAAGTAAGTAATGAGTAACAAGATAGAGATACCTTTATTTGGTGAACAGTCAACTATATTTCAAGACTGGCTAAACACTGATAAGCACTGTATAGACATTGTGCCAGTTGGTAGTGGTAAGACATTTCTTGCTGCTCTTGCATTGCCTATCTTTGCGTCAAACGAACAGTATCATAAAGGTAAAGATATCATTTACTCTGCACCAACTGGTGCAATGATTAAGTCACTGATATGGGAACCGTTGAAGAAATCCTGTATGGAATATTTTGGATTAATTGATGGTAAAGATATCAATAACAGTGAACTAACAATTAAGTTTCCTAATGGTGTATTCATTCGTTGCAAATCAGCAGAACAAAGAGAGAACTTACGAGGTCTTAACGTTGGCGTGTGGGTAGCAGACGAAGCAGCCCTATACACAATGGATACGCTGCAAGAAATCACAAACAGACTTAGACCTAAGGTGGGACAACCAGACACACAAGGTAGACTAATCGTAATCAGTACGCCTAACGGTACTGGTCCATTACATGACTTGTTTAAGATGGCACTTGAGATGCCTGACAAGTATGTTGTAAGACATTTGAACTATGAGCAAATGCGTAGTGGTAATCGTGACTTCATTGAAGAACAAAAGCGCATCATCAGTCCCCTCAAGTTTAATCAAGACTATATGTGTCAATGGGAAAGCGTAGCAGATCAGTTCTTCTACACCTGGGATCGTTATAAGTATACTAGAGACATTGTTGACAAGAATCAAGACCTGTACACATTTCATGACTTTAACAAAAGAGTAATGTGTGCAACAGTAGCACAGGTGACTAATGCAGGAAAACCAGACGGAACTATTGAAATACTTAAATCTTACGCAATACCTGACTGCGGAACTGAGGGCCTTGCGGAGGCTATCAGACAAGACTTCCCCAGAAGACGCATTAACTCAATCATTGATATGTCGGGAACTCAAGCGAATAGAGATACAACTTCGCCCTTTGGTATCACTGATAGAGTCTTACTTGAAAAGTATGGATTTACAATCGTCAACAACAGAAAGTCTAACCCACTTATCACTGACACAGATAATACGAGCAATGCATTCATCAACAGAGGAGGGCTTGTTGTAAAGCCCGACGATACCAAATTATTAGAAGCATTGCAAACATACCACTTTGAAGATGGTACAAGAAAGAAACTTGTCAAATATACTGAACAAAAATACGCCCACATAGATGGCTTAGGAGACTCAATTAGATATGGTATTCACAACTTATTTCCCATACAG